ACGGATCAAATATTATGTCTGCGAACACTGTACTATTGTCAAACAACAATATTTGTTCTTTCTGTACTGTGTTCAGTGCTATGTTGTAAAGGCCGATACTGTCTGATTTGATTCCTATATCGAATGTCTTACCTATACGTTTTGTTGATATCTCCCTAATATCTATCTTCCTGCCTCCTGCGTCCAGCAATGAGTAGTCTCCTGCCAGATTCCTTAACTTGCCAACTATTGAGTTGTTAGTGTCTAATTCAAAACCGTCAGCGGCCGGAGACACAGTAACCGCACTGCCTGGTGCCCATTCCTGTGTGGTCCAGAATAAGAATTCCTTTACTGCATTTTCCCAGTTCAATGTTTCTTTCAATTCGTTTGAATATTTGTTAAATCTGAATCCTTGTCCTTCCAACCAATTTCCATATCCCAAAAGGAAATCTGTGACATCCTGTATTGTGTTAAACACGTATCCATACGGTATGGTCTGTACATCCTCCTGATAGGTTTTGTACCGTTTCACTACTGTTGCTCCCGTAACTGCAATCGCTGAGTGTGTCGTGGTCCTGACAGGATAGTTGAATGAGAAATAAGGTTTGGTTGTTGAATATCCTAACACCTTGTAGCCACCTGAAAGTGTTGACCCATCTGTGGTTGTATCTGTGTTCTTCTCTATCAACACACCCGAGTAAGTGAAACTTTGAACAGGGTTCGATGTTCTGAATAAAATTTTGTAGTTCTCATCTGGTATAAATTTTGATCCCGATGTAGAGCCCGGCGATACAGAATCTGTTAGTATTTTGATGTTGTCTTTGTCTGTGAATCCCCCCAGCTTGTATGACAGCTGTACGGACAATTTTTTCATCTTATTATAATAGAAGTTTGTAGGATCCAAGTTACGTGATATCAAGTAGTTGACCACAAATGGTTGGTATCCTGCTGTGACGTATCTTGTCACTGCACCGGTGTTCTGGTCCGTCTCTGTTTCCAGATGGTATTTTGCAGTGGCTAACTGTCTCCTGATTCCTGTGTCTGTGTCTATTTGATTTCCTGCTGTGTTTGTAGACAGTCTAGAAGGATCAAAGAAGTTTGCTGAAAACTTGGCAGGCTTAGTCAGTGCCAGCACTCTCATCACAGCAAAAGGATAAGACGACGATCGTCTCCAGGCTGTCTCAGCCGGTGACTGGTCTCCAAACTTCCAAGAGGACTGTCTACCAGGTATGTCAAAGTTTTCTACAAGTTTTACCGCAATCGGATCCAAGAGGTTACCTGATGCATCAACTGGTAGGTAAGTTTTGATTTCCGGTTTACCATACCTGCCTGGTTCTGTTGCAATGGCGTCCCAAAGAACATCATTGGCCGATGTGTATGGTGCTGGACCATAAAGTGTTTCCCAGTCCGTTGGCTTCTCTGAATGTCCTAACATCTCCCATGGTCTAGTGTGCGGTGAATCTGTGTCGTAGAAGTAGTTGTAGATCCCCCTCCAGTACCCTGGAAAAGTTTGATTGTTTATCCTGTCCGTGCTTCTTGCATAGTTGTAAGTGAATGGCGAACCTTCTACAAAAGTTGTGTTGTTGATGTATTGTACATTGTTCCTTCCTGCCCATGTATAGAAAGTTGCACCCATTATGTCATTGATTTCTTGCAGTGTAAATTCTGTTGACACAAATGCACTCGGACTAACATCATGTATATCAAGCAAGGTTGGATCGTATGCAGTCTTACAGTTGTTATAGATTCTTTTCTCCAATTCAAGTATTAGATCATCCCTCTCGTCTCCGTATGCTTTTATAATCGATCCATCATGTTTTCTAATTACTGCTGTGCTTGTAGTATAAGTGTTGTCAGTAAACAATTCTGGTTTAAATTTTGGATACATTCCAAGTTTAGTTGGAGATGGTGGCATGTAACTGCCTGTTGTATCTGTGTAATCTTTGATCTCCACTTTGTCACCTTCTGCAAGTGTGGTTGATATTGCTACGCTGTCATCTACTGTGCTGAATGTGTAGTCTGTGCCTAATATTAATTGCACACTGTTCAGATAAACGTAAACTGCTCTATTGCTTGGCGTTGTTATGTTGTGTTGCGAGTCGAGTGCGTATTCTGTCTGTGACTCTCCCAGTACTGTGTAAGATCTAGTTGAAACATTTTCACCCCATCCTATCATGTCTTCATAGAAAAAAGGAAAAGATGAGTTCCTACCCTCTGTTATTGCTGTAATGATCTCATCAACTCTGTCAGCGGCTACGCCTTCGTATGCTGTTCCTGTTGCATGTGTAAGGAATGCATTGTACCATTTTTCGTATTCCTTGGTAGCAAAATCCATTGCAGAAATTAAGTTTGACTCTTGATCTATCAGACCAAAAACTGCCGGAGTCAATGGTGCTTCGTGTTGGTGTATACTACCACCTTTCAATCTTGCATCTGGTTTGTCTCTGAGATTTGACACTCCAGGTATTGTTCCTGTCACGTCTTGGTTCTTGTCAAATATATCCCTCACATGACCTAATATCTGACCATAAGTGAATGATCCTAGCTGTTGATTCAGGCTGTTAAAGCCTAAGTTTTCTGGCACCTCATAGATTCCCCTGTCCTCTACCTTGTCGGCACCGCTGTATCCGGCAATCCTAATTTGATCGTCAACTACCAATTCATTTATAAATTTAACATACTTGTTTGTTGTTCCGTTAACAACGGTATAATCCGTCGCCAAGGTTTTTCTAGCACCATTTACAGAAACTGATAATTCTAAGTCTGTCAGTGTGGCAGAATTTTTGTAGAAGTCTATAGGGAATAGCTGTTTCTCTGTTTGCTCTACTACGAAAGTCCTGATTACTCGTTGTTTGCTGTCGTTGGTCCTCTTTACCCAGGCACTCCTTGAGTTGTGTGTTTCGTTACCTGTTGTGTAGTGAAGATGTCCTTCTTCTAATTTCATTGTTACCGTGGCCGATCCGGATTTGTATGTGAACGTTCCTGTTGTGTGGTCTGATTCAAATACTATGTCGCCGACGTTGTTTATGGTGTTGTATTTTACCTTTATGCCCAGTACCGTGTCTGTTGTTGCCGTGTCTGTTGTTGCGAATGCAAACACCTTGGCTCCTGCAAATGAGGAGTTGGGATATTTTGTCGTATCATCAAAGCTGGTGTGCGTGGCGTCCCACATGCCAAATAACGGTTGTTGATTGACTCCTGTCTTCTGCTGTGCATCTTTCCACGTGGCCGTTGCACTGTCGTAATAGAAAGTCTTGCCTTGGTTCGCTGTTCCGAATTCTACGAATACGCTGTCCTTGTCTGCAGGTACTCCGTCTGACTCTTCAGTCAGTGAGATGACCTGTGAGCTATCTCCTGCTGTCGCAAAGCTGACTTTGTATATCTTGTTCTTTACTATGGGATCCGTGTCTGCCGCGAATATGACCCTCATTCCTTCTGTCAGTGAAACGCCATCTACTATGTAACCTGTCTGTAGTACCACATCACTGAAGGCATCTGTTGTCACTGTATCAAACAGTGTGACAGATGTTTTTGCCACTGTTCCGTGATTGTACAAAGCCAGTCCAGAGTCAAATTCTATTATGGGTCTTTTGGCCCTAGTGTCCTCGTCTAGTGTTGGGGTATAGCCGTTGATCCTGGCCGTCTCGTCTATGATGGATCTGTGGAACCACCTGTTGTATCTAGACCATGCATTCTGATCCCGTGAATCTCTCTTTATCGTTATGTAATCCTTTGTATCAGGTATGTAATATGCTTTGGCATACGGCCTCGAGTCGTATTCAACCTCATCGTATAGTATTGTCGTCTCTGTGGCGTAAGTTGCCGGTGTGATAAGATTTTCCACATCAGTAAGTGTAATCGATTCTCCGACTCCCTCTACGTAGTATTCCTTGTTCAGATATGCTGAACCTGTTTCTAATTGTCCTGGTGTGAACTTGATTTTCATTCCATTGGAAAGATTTAATGTTCTCAGGCTGTAAGTCTTAACACCAACTATATCATCATCCGGATTAATTTTTGCCAGTGTGTTTATGGTTCTGATCTGTAATATACCATACATGGCATTATGATTGCCACACTGGTAATACAAAGTGTCTGGAGTACCCGTAAGTGGAACTGTGAATGTCACTGTTCCATAGTCTGCACCATTGTTCACCACGCCTGTTGAGTACAGTGTTGAGCTTGAACCATCCTCTGCAACCTGACTCTTGTATGGTTCGGTCATGATATAGAACGGATGTCCTTTTGCGTTTACATTGAATTTGTATGTGTTTCCCCTGTACAGTTTTATTATGGGATTATTTTCCCCCGGCCTGTGACCAAAGTTGTATGCACCCTTGGCAAGATTAACAACATTATATTCTGCCACAGCCGATGGTCCTATAGAATCTATCTCTATTGCATTGGGTCCACGCGGTATCCAGTAGTATTCCCTGTAATTGATCAGTTTGTCGTAATCTATAGCTGGGTTCCAACCGTATACAGTTTCCTTGTTGAGCCTGTCATGGTTGTCCACCTTGCCGCCGAAGTACTTGATCTGATTGATGTAGTCGTCGTACGTTCCAGTAAACTTGACCTGGTCCTCTGGATTAACCGAAGTGGTGTCCTTGTCTGTGTATGTTACTGTAGGTTCCAACTGGTATGACATCCTATCTCTGCTGGTAGCTGTGAGATATCTGTCTTTTATTTGTCTAGTGTAGGCATCCTGTCTTCCAATGTACCCGTCCAATCTCTCCAGGTTTCCTTTCTGTATCAACGGATCCAGTGTGCTTGACAGGAATCGTTGGTTGGTATCTGTTCTATAGAATGCAGGTAGATGCTGAACTGTTCTTCTCAGTTCGATATTGCCTTGTGTGACAACTTCTTGATTGGTTGATGAGTTAACAGGATTGTCGGCCATTAGTATCCTGCCCCACTACTGCCGGTGCTTGATGAAGAACCTGTTGTAGTAGAGCCTGACACTGCTGATCCTGATGTCGTACTTGTCGTGGCAGTTGGTGTTGATGTCACTACTGTGCCCGAAGCCGATAGTTGGTTGGCTCCTAACGCACTGATAATCGAAACATCATCAACGGTGGCCCCACTGATAAAAATCTCGTCTGCCGCGGAATTGATCTGGAATAGAGATCCAAATGTTTGTCCTGTTTGGTTTGGCACAATAACTGCTGTCAATAAATTTGGTGCTAGTTGATTGTGTATATAAGCGGCTAACTCTGTAAAGTAAAATGCATCTCCAAAATCCCAATTATCCAATGCAAAAAATTCATTTATTGCGGCAATTACCCTTGTCTTGATAACTGCGTCTGTAACATTTGTGTTTGTGTTCTTAACAACTTTAAATGTTGCTTGTAATTGTTCATCTGCAGATGATCCAAATAGTATCTTGTATCTCACTGGGTGGTATACAATTTGGTCTGATAATGATTTTAATGGATCAAGTTTTCCCGAATAATTTATTCTCAACTGGTCTGATGTGGATGGTGTTGGTTTGGCACCACCATCCTGCAACCATATTCTAAACAGGTTGTCATAAGATCTTTCCAACATATAGATATCTACAATGTTTGACACACTGGGATCTATCCTTGTCTCCTGTCCTGCATTGTGTTTGTATTGGAAGCTGATCGAACCCCTGCCTCTCCTCGCATAGTAATCTGTGGTTGTTGTCAAAGTGTTTGTGGTTGAACTGTATTTCTTGATCACATCCTCTGCACTGTCATAGAAATAAAATAACTGACCGTCTGTGTATCCGGTCAGGGTTATGTCTGTTTCTTTTTCAGTCACAACAAAATTTGTTGAGGCGTACGGTCTGTATCTCTCCACAGTATCGTAAGATATGTACTTCTCAAAGAAGACAAACTTACTTGCTACGGAAGTGTCCGGCTCAACGAATATATCAAAGATATCCGGATTGTCAACAACTCCATCATCGTCATCATCAAAGAAGCCGACCTTGACCTTCCTGTTGTCCTGAAATCCATCTAATTCTGTCACGGTGTCCACTACCTGCCATGTGATAGGATAACCTACACTGTTTCCTGTTGAAACTATTGAATTTGTTTTTAGAATTTTTACAGTGTCTTTGACACTCTTACCTGTCTTGTAGTCGTAAATTTTTTCCTGTGCATCATAATGGAACTTGTTCTGTCCCTCTGATTCAAATATGTAATCCAGCTTTCTGTACACAACCGTGTATGTGTTTCCATCATTGGTAAATTTGAACCACCAGCTGGCATCTTGGTTAGTACCTAAGGCACTACCTGCACCGGCTGTGTCAAACACAGAACTTGTACTTAGATTTGTGCTTGTTATAACTTTCCATGTCTCTGAGTCATAATCGTACCTAAGACCAAATTCCTCGTATCCTTCGATCCTGTCTACCATGTCTGCTTCAAGCGTTGCTGAAAATGATGTTGTAAATGCAGGTATCACTGAACTAAGAACCGATCCGTTTGGTATTAAATTGTTTAGTGTGACTGGCCCTGCTCCCGACTCTAGATTTCCTGTGCCGGAGTTTGCTCCGTCGCCCACAACTGCACTAACTTTTGCCCATGTCCTGTCCTCTGCATTATCTGTTCCTGCTGTTACCAATGTGCTGTTTAAAAATTCCCTTGTGTCTGGAGATGTAAACTTAATTAATGCCCCTACTTTGGCATATTTCAAATTTGATGTTGCAAAATCGCCAACTGAAAGTGCGCCTCCCGATGTGAAGAATCCTGTGTTGGTGTTTGTTGATGTTGTTGTCGAATTCCATGTTGCTGACATAGAACTTAAAGATTTTTGAGCATATTTCAAGTAGTAAAACTGTCTTGAATAAGCTTCTTTAAGTTTAGCCTCTACAGATGTATCTATCGTTGACTGTATGTCACTCCTGTTTTTGAATGAGAACGTGAACTGCTGTAGGCTTTCTTCCCTGTAAACGATGCCGTCATCAGCAAACACTCTGACATTTGAGTATGCTCCTGTTGGATCTAAAATTTCCTTGGCCCTCGATATTCCTGATGCTGATCTGTTCACTGATCTCACTTTCACTATCTCCTGCGATGCTGACAGAGGTACCACTTGGTAGTCCTCAGCAGTTATCATCCTGTTTTGTGAATAATAAACCTGACCTGCTTTTTCCTTTATGGAATCATTTGATTCTGAAGATGACGAATTGTATATCGACGCCTTCAATCCAAGCGTTAACGTTAGACTCTGTTGTGCTCCGTTGGCGTCCACGTATGGAACTGAAAGAGATATACCTTGCATGTCCGAAGGTTGAATAGAATACCTGGCATTGGCGCTGGTTCTGTGGTATACTCTGAAATTACCTAGTGGGAGATTTGAGAAATTTCCATCTCCAAAAACCAAATCAATACTGTCGTTTGCTTTTGTTACGACGTTGTAAGTGTTTCTCTCTGCCTTTGAAAGTGAATTGTATATTGCGTTGTTGCCTGAAAGTGAAGGTACCTGACTCCACCTCTCTGACAGCTGTCCGAACTGGTCCAACTTGTACAACCACACATCGGAGTCATTGATGTTCGTGTTGTTCAAAGACTTTATGTAATTGGTTACTGCCGTGTTTACTGTGAAATCTGTCTGTTGTAATTGTCCTTGTTTGAACAGGAAGAAGTACCCGGTGTTGTTTGAGCTGTCTCCGGATCCGTCATTTCTAAACACGTAAGTCAGCCCTGTTCCTGGTACGGGAGAAGATTCGTATATTGATTCCGAATCGTTTATTGTGCTTGGCACTATCTCGAAACTTCTGTTTGTTCCTCCAATCTCTTTTGAGAAAGTGAATATTGGCAGATCTAATTGGTTTGAACTCAGTGTATAAAGTTCTGTTGTGATCCCTCCTATCGTTCCTGCTTCCCTGGGATTGCCAAACAGTTGTCCTGTCTGGTTTGCCGCATTTAATATTGTTGTGAACTGTTCTCTGTAATTAGAATTTGCACTGTCATTCCATATAACTGTACTGTTTGCTAGATTCGTTCCTGAGGAATCGTTAACGTCCTGTGTTGTAGATACAGCATCAATCTTTAGAAGTCCTGTGGCCGTTTTGTTCCTCTTTGCATTGTAGTTTATCAGTCTCGCTAATCTCAACACCGAATCCCTTCTCTCCGCTGTTTCCAGGAAATTCTCCCTTGCGTTTAGATCCACCCTGAATGAAAGTGCCTGTGCCACGTAGGCTATCAGATCAATCAGTGCCACGTATTCAGAACTCTCAACGAAATCGTTGAAATCATCTGGGTAGTTCTCACGGAGGTATGCCACCATTGTCCTTCGAAGTGTCTCGAAGTCGTAGCTCTTGAAATCTGCCTGCTGGAATGACTGGTAGATCTTCCTCCAATCTTCGGCGACTAGTAATCGGTTCTGTCTGTCTGTTGTGGCCATAGTTTTATCAACTTGTTAACAACGATATTTATGTGTTAGGATATGTGCGTACTTTAAGATAGACGCAACAGTGAGTTCTCATCAAAGCCAAATCTCAGTTTCTCTGTGATATCCAGTGGAACATACGTGATAGTTGCCTGTATGGTTATGCCTTTATCTGCTTCCGTCACTACTATATCCGCTGTAGATATACGTGGATCTGCGTTAAGATTTGCTGTAACATCCTCTAGAATAGCTTCTTTAAGTATATCTGTGAATGGTTCGAACAAAGAATCATATATTATAGTGCCGAATTCGGGATTTTCTACCCTTTCTCCCTTACGCACAGATAACCTGTTGATCAGATCCTGCTTGGCACATTCAAAGTCATAAAGTTTGAAATTTTGCTTGTCAGCCTTGGAACTGAATCCTTTGAAGGTTACGGATGAATTGATGGCTCCTGATGAGCCGCTGTTGCTGTTGTACGCCATTAATTTAACTTCCTGAATTCAACATCCACTTTGCTGTAATCTACCATGTAGAATCCCGTGTCTGTCATTTCTCTCGCCCATGGAACTTCCTGTGCCATTACACCGATGTATCTTCCGGGCAGTTGCTTGTATTTAAATGAATATATGTTGATTCCGGCAGGTGACTTGCCAATTAATTCTATGTCCTCTTTAAGCCTTACATCACTGAATCCTTTGAAGAAACTGCCCACGGCTGTTGCTACCGTGGCCACGGTGCTCCCTCCACCGAGACTTATTGCTCCAACGGATTTTAGCACACTTGCAAAACCAGTGGCCGCAAGTGGAGATCCATGCAGTGCCGCTCCTCTGCTCAGAGCTCCTTTGCCCACGAATGAACTAATGGCCTTCTTGCCCGCGGCCGTGACAGATTTGGCTATGGCAGTATTTTTAAGATACCCCACTGCTTGGTTCTGAACATAAGATACCGCCGCAGACTGCACCACGTTTGTGAGGTTGCCCGACACAACGTTCTTGTAAACATTTGTTACGACAGCAACGTTGTCAGTAACGGACTGTAGACTTTCGATGTTAAGGTCGCCCACAATCTTGTTTCCTGTTGCAAGTACTGTTCCTAGGTCGGCGCCTCCTCCACGCAGTGAATACAGCTCTCCAACATTGTTGACGAACACGTTGTCTTTGAACATCTGCACCGCCGTGCTTCCTGTCACACTATCCACCACCTGGTTAGAGAGTTGCGTTGTGATATTTTTCGTAACATCATCCACACTGTCGCTTAGACTGAAATTTCTCAATTTGTTTGATATGCTTTCGACCTCGGCAAACTTGCCTTTGGCCTGATTTAATATGTTGAAGGTGTCGTCGTATTTGTCCCCGAATTCTGTGATCAGCTCTCGTGCCTTGACAGCATTTGTTGAACTGCCCATCTTAGTTTGTAGATATTTCTCTGAGTCCGCTTGGAACTGTCCAAGCCTTATGCTCTCAATTGGCGAGACCCTGTTGTTCTGTTCCATGAACTCCACTGTACCCGGCGTCCTTGACAACCTAGACCACTGTTTTGTGTCCAGCCGGTCATCGTTTGGATCTGTGCTCGGTAGCACCCCTTCTGATGTAAATCCCTTGAATCTTGGCATTGGTTCGTGCGTCACAAATCTGTGTACTGTGGTCTTTGTTTTCTTTGTAAAGGATTGCAGTGGTTTCATTCCCTTCTGTGCCAGCTCAACGTCTCCCTCTTCCCTTGGGGTCATTCCCACCTTGTCCGTGGTCAGCCATTCCGGCCCCCATGTTGGACTCGCACCTGTGGAGTTAAAGTGTACCTGTGCACCTGCAAGGTGTATTGCCCCGCCGGCGCCATGCAGTTGTTGTCCTGGTGTGAAAGATGATAATCCATCCCTTGCGTAGTCCCTTATGGAACCACCATGTGAGGCGTTGAATATACCTTTTTCGCCAATATTGAAAAGGGCCGAGGCCGACTGCACCATGTCTGTTTCCGCACTCATTCTTATGGATCCTGCGGCGTGCATGTTTATGTTGGCATCACTGTGTAAGTTGAAGTCACCCTGTGTCCTCATGTTTATTCCACCCACTCCTGAGTAGAGATCTATCTTTCCATCACTGTTCATCTCTATCCATGCGTTACCTGAACCATTGGCTATGTAGACTATGCCGGCAGTATCATGCATCAGCAACTGGTGTCCGGAGGCCGTCCTCAATCTAGTAAGTTGGTTTGTGCCATCCTCCGCTCCATCGTCCATGGTGAAGGTGTGTCCTGGGGTCCTCACAACATAATCGGAATTTCCCGAATCTTTTGGGCCTACCGGTTCCCTTGTGGTTCCTGTGTCTTTACGACCAGGTGTACTGATACCAAAAACTTGGCTAGGAGATTCCCTACGTGCCGAACTTGATGTGTTACCCCTGGTATCATCTGCACTCAATCCCTGTTTGACAAGCACCTCAGCAAATGGGTGTATAGGTAGTTTTGTTCCTTCGTAATTTCCGTTTGCAAGTGCTCCTGGGGTTCTTCTATTAAGTTCTCCTGCAGGAACATTTTGGCTTCCGTATGTTCGTACTTTGTCAACTGTGGACTGTTCAGTCCCGGGAGGGCCTTCCTGTTGTCCTGTGGACTTGTCCCATGTGTTGGTACTCGATGCTATGCCTGGTACCATTTGGTTGGTGTATGGATCCTGTATGCAACCTATCCAATAGGCCTGATCCATCTTGCCCTCTGCGAATATAACTAGAACTTTTGTTTCAATATCAGGCGGTACTCCCCAGAAGCCATAAGAGTGCTGTGAGTCTTTGTACTGCCTTGATGCACCATTCGTTTTTTGGGCATCTTTGGCTCCATAAAATGGAGAAAGGTATTCACAGGTTATCAGCTGGTTCTCTGCAACTTTCCCTGATTGTACCTTTGCGATGCTGGGTATAAACACTGACAGTCGACCCATCCTCGTTGGGTCAGAGTTGCCCTTGACTATGCCAAAGTATGGACCAGGATTGTTTTGGGCCCAGTCTTGGTCATTGCCCGGTGCTTTGGCTGTTGACGCATCTCCTTTTAAATAATCATTAAGTGCCATTAGTTCTTTAATATCCTTGACAGTTCATCCTTAAACTTCCGTTTCACAGTGTTAGTTAAGTTATCTATGAGTCCTTGTTCTCTCCCCGTAATACTCTTGGCTATTTCCTTGAATTCAGCACTTGTTATAATTTTATTATCTAATGCTATTGATGTCTGTGGGTTAGATATCTCAATGCCCTGGTTGTTAAATCTCACCATGGTCAACACGTTTCTGTAAATTCCGCCATCAAAATCGTGTTCCACCTGTGTCACCCTGTAGAGTCCGGAAAATTCGGCTGACTGGTCACTCCTCATTTCGTACACTCCTGTATTATTGTTTATGTCTGTCGGCATCCTGAAGTTCAGCAACACCACTGGCTCGGCCAGGTCAGCATTGAAACATTGCCGTTTCGAATTCCATACCTTGTCCGGGGTACCGTGGATCTCGTCTATGATTTTATCTGTGTGGGTTCCGTCCTTCCTCTTCCTTGGGGTTGCAGGCATGAACTGTGACTGCCCTAGGTAGGCCGGGTCGCCCAGTATGGTCATCCTGATCACCACCATGTCCGCCGTTGGGTGTGTCAGTGCGTCAAGGAAAGCATCCAGAACCGGTGCTGTACCTCCCGTCTTACCTGACGATCCTGATTTGACAGCATTGGGGTATGACCTGACAAACAGGTTCCCGTCACTGCCCAGTCCCTTGGAATCTGATCCTCCTGTTGCTACGCCAGTTGGATCATTTACGTTTATCTTTTTAGATTCGCTGGGTTCTATGTCCTTCAATCTGCTCTGGAAGTAGGCCACCTTGTACCTTATATCTAGGTCTAGTATGTCCACGTTCTCTCCTGTGAATATGTAGTTGTATTTCTTGCGTACGAAACGCATAAAATTTCGTCCAGTACTGGTGCCTGGCACGGCCAATGACATCGCATGTACTTTGTATGGTTCTACAGTGAAAATGATTTTCTTGACATTCATGTTCCTTATCGTGTCAAATAAAGTCGTGTTAATCACACTGCCTTTTATCCTGAAGTAATCATAATAGAAACTCTCCGTGGGTGCTTCATCAAAATCATAGGCAGGGGTAAACGGTGTCTGATCACCTGTGTTCTTCTTTTTGAATTCTTCGAATTTGTCGTCCGTGAAATCAGGATGTCCCTTCATTATCTCTTCCAGCATCTTTGTTATAGGGTTTCCTGTACCGAACTTCAGGTAGTCCTGGCTCCTTGGTCCGGTGCCTTCTGACCCAACAAACATTCCTGCCTGGTCTATGGAGGTAGTATTGATCGTCACTCCGGGCCTCAGTTTTTCGTTTATGGATATCTGGTACACATCTGGATATTGTACCAGTCCCGCATCTGCTTCGTCTTGATTCTGTTTGTTCAAAACCTTCTCAAGTTCGTGCACCACGCCGCCCAATGTGTTGTTGTTGGTCAATGACAGCTTGCCAGTGGTCCTGGGATAGTTGTATCTGTTCACGTATGAGGCCTCATTCATCGGTATCGCTTTTACAGTGTATACCGTGCCGGCACCAGTGATCGACATGTCCATATCTACCAGCTTAACAGGTATCCTACGATCGAGTGTGCCCTTCACCTTGTCTGATATCGGCTTGCCCAGTTCATCAAATCCCGCGAAGTTCATGGTCAACAGGAATGGTGCATCCATGTGGTCCAAGTAACCGTTGTTGAATGCGGCACCTCTGATCTTCTCCAATAGGCTTATACCGGCTGGTTCTATCATCTCCATCTTGATCTGTGTGACCCCTGTCAATCGTCTCTTGTCGTTGGGTCCTGGTATCGCGGTCATGTTCACATTTTTGAAATATATGTCTCTGTTCTTGTTCAGTGTTGCCTGGCTCTTGTCCAAGGCACCCTTTAGCCGTTCATTGCCGGGAGCGTTGATTATTCTATTGTTGCCGTCACCGGTCAATGCTACTTCGTCATTGAGATTAGATGTCACCGTGTTGGCGTCAGGCCCTATGCCGGAACTCCTGGCAATTATGTCATGCGGGGGTGATGCCAACAACCTTCTAGTGTCTTCGAGCTCTCCCTGGGACAAGGCACTCAGCGTGAACAGTACATTGTAAGAGGCATAATCGAACAACGGATTGGGTACTGATAAGTCTACAACCTTCTGTTTTTTATTTCCGGTATCTCCAGTGGTTGTAGGACTGTCGGACTTTTCTTCTGCGACATTTACTTTTTTAGGGCCTTCGTTTCCTAAGAAACCGTCGTTTGTTTCTTTAATGCCCGACGTAGAATCAAGATCTACATCTAAATCAATGTAACCAGCTAGCCCGTCGTTGTTACTGTAATTCCGCGATGATCGTTTTTTAACCATGGCTAAATTCCTAGGTCTTTGAGAAGATTTTCCTTTTTCGGCAACTGTATGGTCACGCCCGGTTTGAAATCGTATATGGGATCTTCCAGTTGGTCCGGATTACGTTGAACGAACACCCACCACAGCCTAGGTGAACCATAAAGGTCAAATGCCAGTAGGTCTGGTCTGTAGGCGTAGGTCCTTTCTATCGTGTAGCTTTGATCGTCTTTCTCCGATGTGATAGTCCTGGGATTAAGTATGCCAAGATAATTTGACACTTCCTGTGTGTTCGAGTATGGTGATGTGTTTGAGTAAATTGCCATTAAATGAATCCTACCTCGTTGTCGCCCTTGCCGTTAAGTTCGCCGTTCACAAATTTCTTCATGGAGAAATTCTTGACACTATCCCTTGAGTAGATTGGTGTCACTAGTACTGATATGTTTGACAGTGTTGGCGCCCATGTCTGTGAAGCTTCCAGTTGCGGTAATCCCATACGTTCCCTCGTCCTGTCACTTGTGTAAGCATCTGGATTTTGTCTGGTCGAAATGTAGTCTATGCCTGCTCTAAGTTCAACGTTGAACGAGTTCAACACAACTGGAACCTTGTGAAACATGTGGTCACCGTAACCGTACAAGTGCAGTATCGGTGGTGGATTTCCTTTGAGGCCGTCACCATCATCCTTTCCAAAGAACATCTTGGTCGCAGTCCTCAGGAAGTTCACTGTCGCCACCCAGTGCTTGGCGTCCTCGGAATTCTGCACAGGATACTCTCCAATTATGTTCAGTGAGTCCACTTGTGAATTTTGATAGGCCTGGTGTGGGAAGTTACTGTGTGTCATGTCCATGGCGTTGTAGTTGGCCGAGTGCTGTATCACCATCGACGGAGTCAGGGGCCAGAATATACCTTTGTGCTTGGCCAGTGGTTTTAATAGTTCATTGTTACCAAAATCAAAGAACTTTTCCAGCGGCCCATTCGGCACCTGTAATCTCACACGCCAGTCGGTCGTGTCGCTCCTGCCGGACCACTTGGCCCTGGCATTGACTATCCTGCTGTCTGTAGAAATTCCCGAACCCAACAGTCTGCTTAAGGTCCTGTTAAAAACGCTAGACCCAAAATCCTTAACTACTTTTCCAAATGTTGCCATTATAAACGGTTGCTTTCCTTTGTTAAATTCTATATACTTTAAACTATATTTATAGGCATTTTTTAGGCGCACTTAATTACTCATACGGCACGAATCACATTAACAAATTTGGAGAAACAATGAAGAGAGTCAAGTACCTAAACAACAGAGATCTATTGGCACAGATACACGCCAGCAAGAACACATACTGTTCTTACGTGAGTCCAGAAGATGCACGGTACGATCTCATAGTGCCCACCCTAAAAAAAATTAATGCTAATGCAGTGGCCATGGCAAGAAAAGCAAAGGCCAAGAGGTTGACCCAAGAAGCATGGGAAACGGCCAAAGATACTGGTCTTAAGAAAATAAAATTAGCAGACTACACGATTTCGCCTAGAAAGATAGAGAAGACTGATCTGGTGTTCAGGGTCATGATGTATGACCATATTCCCATGGATAACGAAAGGAAGAAGAATCCCAAGCAAGAAGCAGATCACCACAGCAAGGTGAACTTCCCGCCCTTCCAACACTACAAGTTTGACAAAAAAGATAAACTGGTGTGCGTGGGGAAATCACACTGGATCGGCGGAATGGACAACGGACACTTCTCATGTGACCACGGCAAGATGACCAACACACTTGCGATGATGTACATGAAGTTGTGTGAGAGATATGGAACAAGATCAAACTGGAGAGGTTACACCTACAATGACGAGATGCAGTCACAGGCACTGATGCAACTGTCACAGATTGGATTGCAGTTCGATGAATCAAAATCAGACAACCCATTCGCATACTACACGGCGGCCATAACAAACAGTTTCACTAGGATACTGAACATCGAAAAGAAAAATCAATCGATCAGAGACGACCTGCTGGAGTACAATAACATGATGCCATCGTTTACTAGGCAGAATGAGAACTCTACCAGTGCACCTTCATACAAGAAGATGATGGAGACCGTGCATGGAGATGTACATGAGGTCAACAAGACCGGACTCGCGAAACTGAACAAGAAATTCAAGAAGACCGGCAAGCTCGATCTCAAGGACGATTTCGAGGACATCAAATTCAAGAACAAGATAGACATGACCAATCATAAACCAACCGTCAAGAAGAAATGGTAGCACATGGCATTCTTTAAGAAAGTCGCTTGTTTCACAGACATACACTTTGGGCTGAAGGGTAATTCCAGAATACACAACGATGACTGTGAAGACTTCGTGAAATGGTTCATAGAACAGGCCAAAGCGGAAGGTTGTGAGACCTGCATATTCCTGGGCGACTGGCACCATCACAGATCGGCCACCAATGTTTCCACGATGAACTACACAGTTTCCAACATGGAACGACTGGGTGCGGCATTTGAGAAAGTCTACGTTATCATGGGCAACCATGATCTTTATTACAGGGAGAAAAGAGAGATCAATTCAATGGAATACATCAGAAACATTCCCAACATACACATCGTGAACGAGTGGTTGGTGGAAGATGATGTTGCGATCCTTCCATGGATCGTGGAAGACGAGTATAAAAAGATTCAAAAAATGACACAGAAGTATGTGTTTGGACATTTCGAACTGCCATACTTCAAGATGAATGCCATGGTGGAGATGCCTGATGTTGGCGGAATACAAACTGATCATTTCGCAGGTTGTGGTAAGGTGTTCTCAGGACACTTCCATAAGAGACAATTAATGAAGAATGTGACCTACATGGGTAATGCGTTCCCCCACAACTACGCAGATGCTTGGGATGATGACAGAGGAATGATGGTATTGGAATACGGCGGAGAGCCCAAGTACATCAACTGGCCAGACATGCCTAGATATATCACTATCAAGATAAGTGAATTATTAGAAGACCCGGACAAGTACTTGAAAGCAAAGATGTATGTACGAGTCACACTAGATATAAAAATTTCATACGAGGAAGCAAACTTTGTCAGAGAAACATTCATAGACAAGTACAGCCTAAGGGAACTACAACTGATTCCAGAACAGGTGGATAATGCACAACAACCGACCGTGGAAGTACAGAAGTTTGACAGCGTGGATCAGATCGTTATCAAACAGTTACAGGGCGTCGACTCTGAGACATACGACAAGAATATATTAACAGCAATTTACAACGATCTAGATGTCACGAATTAGTAAAAAAAAATTAATAAAAGTTTTAAAAGGCGAACTTGAACAACCTATGTCTAAACAAACATTGTTGGATCAACTTGCAAAACCCGTAACCCAAGAAGAGTGGATACGTGGATACAATGAATGGAAGAGGAAACAACTTGCTAACAATTAAGGAACTTACAGTAAAAAACTTCATGAGCGTGGGCAATCAGGCACAGGCCATAGATTTCTCAAACAAAAGTCTTGTATTGGTCATCGGTGAGAACATGGACCTGGGAGGTGATGACGCAGGTGCCAGGAACGGCACAGGTAAGACGACAATCATCAACGCACTGTCATATGTGTTCTTCGGCGAAGCACTAACAAACATCAGAAGAGATAACCTCGTCAACAAGACCAACGGAAAAGGAATGTTGGTCAGTGTCAAGTTCATAAAGAACGGAGTGACCTATACCATAGAGCGAGGCAGGAAACCCCAGATATTCAGATTCTATGCAAACGACATTGAACAAAATATAGAAAGCAATGAAGCACAGGGCGAAAACAGAGAAACACAGATAGAAATAAACAGACTAATGGGCATGACCCATGCCATGTTTAAAAACATAATCGCACTGAACACTTACACACAACCGTTCCTTTCGACCAAAGCAAACGAACAAAGAGAGATCATAGAACAGTTGCTTGGCATAACTTTGCTATCCCAGAAAGCAGATCTCTTAAAGGAAAAGCAGAAGGCCACCAAGCAGTTGTTGACCGAAGAGAAGTTGAAAATAGATGCCAGGGTTGCTTCAAATGAAAAAATACAAGAATCAATCGAGAGTTTAAAAATAAGATCTAGTGCTTGGTCTAAACAAAAAGCGGCAGACATCCGAAGTTTTCAAGAAGCAATGGCAGAACTGGACAAAGTTGATATAAAGGCAGAACTGGATGCACACAAACGTCTACAGAAACATAACGAAAACTATATTAAGTTGTTGAGTTTGCAAAAGGAAAAAGCATATCACGAGGATTCGTACACAAAAGCAAAAAGCACAGTGGAGAAAACTGAGGGTGATCTGGAATATGCGGCACAACAAAAATGTCCAACATGTGAACAAGAATTGCTGGACGACAAGCACACACATCTTGTGGACAAACTTAAAGCAACACTCACAGAATCCAAAGAATACAGTTCAAAGCTAGAAAGTGATCTTGCAAAAATACAACAGGGCATAGATGAGATCGGTGACCTGGGTAGCACACCGGACACGTACTATGATAGCATAGACGAGGCCTATAACCACAAGGGATCGTTGAAGGATTTAAAAAGGCAGTTGGAACAGACGGAGAAAAAAGAAGATGTGTATGCAGAACAGATCGAAGAGATGCAGAACAAAGCAATACAGAAAGTCGACTTTGAAAAAGCAAACGAAATGGAAGACTTGCACAGACACCAAGAATTCTTATACAAATTACTAACAGCAAAAGATTCATTCATAAGAACAAGAATCATACAACAAAATTTATCTTACTTGAATCAACGTCTGGCATACTTCCTGGGCAAGGTCAAACTGCCACACACAGTGGTATTCCAAAGTGACTTGTCTGTACAGATCGAGGAACTGGGCAGAGAACTAGACTTTGACAATTTAAGCAGAGGAGAGAGGAACAGACTGATTCTAAGTTTGAGTTGGGCATTCAGAGATGTGTGGGAAAGCCTTTATCAACAGATCAACTTGTTGTTCATTGACGAATTGATTGATGCTGGTATGGATATATCAGGTGTTGAGAGTTCCATGGCGGTGCTGAAAGACATGAGTAGGACACAGAAAAAGAACATATTCTTGATCTCTCACAAGGACGAATTGGTAAGCAGGGTGAACTCCGTGCTGAAAGTGGTAAAAGAAAATGGCTTTACCAACTATGCCAATGATGTTGACATAATTGTTTAATTTTTATGTTGACAAAACCAGTTCTTGTGTGCTTTAATTAGGTATATGTTAATTAATATTATCGTACGACAATAAGAAGGAGAAAAAACATATGTCAAATGAAACACATGAATCGATCATGACCGAGATCCAGACTTACTCAGAAGAGAATGGGAAGTTTGTAGACAAGGGTGTTAAAGCTTCGGCAACAAGAGCCAGAAAAGCATTAGCAAATCTTTCAAAGCTGATCAAAGCAAGAAGAAAAGAAATACAAGAAGTTAAGAACGCGGCAAAAACAGCGGCGTAATTTTCGTTAGCAATTATAGTTTTAAAACCCTCGGCTTTAAGTTGGGGGTTTTTTTACGACTTTAGGATGCCTTTGCCGTGTACCCTCACACGGATATGACCATTGTAGTAATCTTTGGTCTCTAAAACTTTTCGGGCAAACTGTTCACGTGCCTCCACGTATGACAGTTCCGATTTTGACTTGCAGTAGAAAAGTATTTCCCTCTTGAAGTTTTCCGCACCGAGCCTCTTTATATCTATTGTCAGGTCATCACTGGATCCGTAGTAGTCCTGCCAGTCACTCTCTACCTTGTACCTACGCCTGTTGCGTCTGCCTTTCAGGGGTGCCTTGGATCTTTTGAATTTGGCTAATTTCTTGCCTATGTACTTCCTGCCGTTTGTGGTGTTGGTTATCTGGTATACGAATCCTACCACGTCTTCTGGCAATTCGATTATTTTTTTACCGTTGAATGTCCACTGGTTTGTCATTTTTTATAGATCCTCCAATGTTGCAGAAATAGATTGTTTGGTCTAGTCATGTAAGACGGATAATGGTCTATGTACATTTTTATATCTTTTGTGGTTTTAAAAAAATCATTTGCTAAATTAAAATTAATCGAATAATATTTCTTTTCAAAGTAAAAACAAATATACGCCTCGCTGATAGTGTTAAGTCCTTGTATTGGTATATCTTTTCCTGTTTCGACCGCATTGATAATTTCCCTGACCTTTTCCCGTTGGGCATAGGGTTTGTTATTTTCAAGTAAATGTCTATGCACATCTTGGAAATCCAAAGATCTACCAAAAATTAAGTCTAGACGCTGTTTCAATTTTTTGTATTGTAAAATTTCATCAAGCCCTATCAAATTACTGCCATGACTTTTTAATTCATTGTTTAGTTTCCAACAATTATGATTGAAATGGGTAATGAAAATCAGTATAAAGAGATTACGTAAAATAAAACGCGGTACACTGGAGCCATTGTAGCCGTAGAAGTCTTTGATTGTTTGCCTATAGCTAGTTTCGACCTTGTATTCCTTTTCGTAAGCATCTAAACTTTGTTCCAACAATTCAATACCAGAATGCCGGCACAAATTACCGCCGCGGTCAATAAAACACTGAAGAATGTAGTAGAAATCCTCCAAAGTGTTAAAAACTATCCTGTATTCCTCATGATCGCCTGTCAACGAAGCATACTTTTTTCTCTGGTTATCGTTGGCCATGTCAAAACAAACAGTGTCATGCACTTGTGATCTCATGGCGTGCCAGTTTCCTGTCTCTGTGGTTTTGAATCCGAGCACCTTATCTTGATCATAACAATCAAACAAGAATTTCAAAAAACTGCCATGACTTCCTGGTATGTACAATATTACGTTTTTCATTAGAATTTCAGTAGGTATTTAAATGTTCCAAACTTGTTGATTTTTTTTGGTCCTAGAAAATTCACAACGTCATCGTTGGTGTTCTTAAATCTATGGAATAATAGGAATTTGATATCTATTACAACTGTTATCTCTGCTGTTGAAACGTATTTTTTGTACATGTGTATGCTGTCTTTCGCTTCTTCGGGCGTCATGTACCTAAGGAATGGAGCAAAATACATAACAACGCTAACCGGTGAATATACTTTTCCTACCGCCTTGGCAGTCAATATTGAATTCATATCATGCATGAAGTGTGTGTTTTTGACATTTGTTGGGAAAACTGACCTAAAAGTTTTGTCTTCCACACCGATATGTCCTTGACTAGACCCAGCACAATCAATCCACACCGAGGTACCTGTTGGCAGTCCTACATCTACTTCTAGTGTGCTTTTAGCATACAGAGGATGTAACCTCGAATACAATACCACTTTATCGGCGTCGCTTAAGGTTGCGAAATCAAATTCTTTTATTGTTTCCATTTTTCAAAATACATCTGTGTGTAAGGACTAGCAAAATTGAACTTGTTCCCTTTCAACTTACTGTCATATATGTGCTCCAATAATTTAAATCCTTTTAACTTACCACTGACGAGAGACACCAGTGCTGTATCATAATCAGACTCGATATTCTCATGTACAGTTTCACTGTAAATGCAAAACTTGTTTACTGCTATACACACCTTTTCTATTTGGGGGTGTAAGGATATCTTTCCAGCAATGGTGTCCAAGAAATCCATGGCCTCGATTTCCTCGTTAAACACTAACAAAGCATTTTTGTATTTTTGAGATTGATTAAAATAATCATTAAAGTAAGCAGTATCGCCGTACAAGAGTGTCCCTTCCTGCCTCGACCCGGCAAAGTATTTCTTGATCCGTTTATCTTGTTCTAACTCTCGGTTGTCGAACATCTTGCGTTGTTCATCACGCCAGTGCAAGGTCATTTTTTATCCTCCTAGTAAGTCCATATGCAATCATGGCATGCCACTTCTCACCTGCTATTCCTTGTAGTATTTTGTCTATTATTACTGGGTTCCAACAAAGGCAATTTTTATGCTCACGTATGTGTTTTGGCATACTGTGGTTCATTGCATGGTCTATACCGAAAAAACACCATTTTTGTCCTTCCAATATTTTTTCCAAATCCGAGAACACCTGCACAAAATTATCTATGTTGTCCTGTTGGTCAGTGTGCAGTCTGAGACCCCGTGTCTTGACACTAAATCTTCTTTCCAATTCACAAAATTGTATCACGTAGTAACGAGGTTTAAAATTCCGCATCTCCCTTATGTGTTTCACTGTCCTCACGATCTCATTGTTGTCCACCCCGGCACACCCTTGCGAAAAATTGTAACACTTCATCTGGAGTTCGGCACTCGCCTTCATGGCGTAACCATCATGCCAACGGATACCAACAGCGGAAGCATATAAATTACCAAAATATGTCACAGCGTTATCTTCGTTGTGGTCGTAATCTAGATCTGCCCTGAAACCTTGCCTATTGAAATTGTAGTGTACTATGCCTCGCATGTCCTGTCCGATACGTTTAACTGTAGAACTCTCACAGTGTGAATTGTATGACACAGGGAAACTGGTTGATTCTGACATAGTGGTATTTAAAGCCAAAAAGATTGACCAACATTTTTATCTATGTTATATAGTAGTTGAAGGGCAACCGTATCCTTCCACCAGGCAAACAAATTTCTCCATAGGCAAACATAGCATCGCAACCAGTGAGCAAGGAAATGCGGCTAACAAGCGACAGGTGAATCCTTAGATGCACACAGCAAAAAATGATGGGGCTCTTAGAAAAAGATAATCCTCAGGTTTACCAGATACTATTATACAGGGATCCGGTAGGCTCGCGTTGTAATAGAATGAGCAAACGGGTACAGCACAACCGCCCGACGAGAGTAGCGATGTATAGTGACTGCGAACTCACCACAGGGTTCCCGATCAGTTCTGCTAGTAATAGCAGAATTGTGACTGCTCATCTACCACAGTGTACGCACTACTGCTCAGATGCGTAAATTACTGTTTTCCAGCGTAAGTTCTAAAAAAGGAAACGAGCGTAAGCGAAGTTTCAGATGACTGCAAGTCATCTTTTGCATGACCTTAAGTATTAGCATGGAACTGCTCTTTGATCACACCCACGGCAAACAGGAACAACAGGACCTCGTGATATGCAGGCCCATGGCGGTCGTGGACGAGGATGAATCAACAGAGGCGCTGGACACAGGTTGGCTGGCACTGGATCATCCCGTGGGCAATTTCAAGGAAGTGTGGTACCAGAGCCGTAGCACACGCATCAACATGCAGAAGTACAGGCCACGCTACAAGCGGCATGAGTGGCAAGGC